TCCGTAAAGTCTGCCTTAATTTGCTCGATGCCAGTTGTTTCATCGTAGCTGAGTCCTGTAATAACATAATTTACGGCAACCGTTGTGGCTGCCGCACAAGTCAGTTCTGCTGTTCCGGTAGGAAGCAATCTTGCCGACCTGTCGTTCGGAGAAACGATGTAGTTATACACATCCTGCACTAGCTTTGCATTGGCTGGTTTTCCGTTTCCGTCTACCAGCACCAGTTTCACCGTGCCAGGACCATTCCAAACAGGAATAACTATCGCATCTCCTGCTCCTGCCTGCTTCGCCCATCTCTTATAGTCCGTATCGTTCCCCAGGTAGGTCATGCTGTTGTCGTACTCTGCGGCGATCCTGTCGTAAAAATCATCGTCTGTCTCTCTTTCAGTACCGCCACGAATAGGCTCCGGATTGTTAATCTCGGTCACATTCTTATCGGGTACCATCATCAGCACGACCGTATTCGCCGCTACATTAGAACCTGTGCCTGCTTCAACCGCTGATACCGGTATAAGCACTGATCTTTCGCTTCCAACAACCGCATCCTCTGTGGTGGCATACTCAATCGACGGGCCGGTTTCGGTTGCCGCCGTACAGAATACCGTTCCGGATAAAATCTCGGTTCCTTCTGCAGCTGTGATTTTCACATAGCCAAAAGCCGGTTCCGCTTCGTGCCTTGTAAGATGCACCTGGCGACCGTGAAGGTCTAGCCATTCATCCCAGGCATATTCCGGAAACGCAATCATCAGTGCCCTTACGATATGGAAATTGATAATTTCGTCTTTTTCCAATGCTGCAGGCATTGTCATATCATACGGAAAACCACCCGGCATATCGTCGATGTCGTCCGGCAAGTTGTTCATCATTCGCTCGTGAATTTCCTCTGCCGAGTTTCCTTCCAGGAACTCCGGTCTGTTAAATTCCGGCTGCATACTCTCCACCTCCTTTACAAGCTAATCTCTATTTCTTCATCCCAGTTGCTACCCTTTACCTTGAAGGTTACGTGCATCTGATCGCCTTCCCAGGTAAATTGAAAATCCCGGACATTTTCTGCCCTGGGATTTACCATAATCGCATCTGTGATTGTTCTTTCCACCATAGACTCGACAGTTTTTTCATCGTCATTATCCATGGCACGTTCCATCTCGGTACCGATTGAATCGGGGTACGCCAAACAGCGGTACCGCTCTGTCTGTGCAATCTTAAAACACCAAATGGCGAAGGCTTCTTTGCCATCGCATTCCTTGATCCGGTGCGCCCCATCTCTCACGAAGTCTCCCAGTTCCGGGTCCCACTTCATACTCCTTTTGTACTGAGTGTCGTACTGGCTGTCCTCCGAGATAAAATCCGGTACCTCAACAACCGGAAATAGTGGCTGTGACATTTGCCTCGCCTCCTTTATGATTTCTCGATCACATCGATTACGACTGCTTCACTCTGAATCCAGGCAACCAGCACTCGATCTCCTGCTTTCACTGCCGGTATCGTTACACTGTGGCTGTGAAGAGGAACACCCGACGGCGCTTTGTTGAGCCAGCTCTGTTCCGAGGTTGAAAGTGTTAATCCTGCAGCCAGCCTGCAGATCGTGTAGTCTCCCTTCGGTATCGGCACCGGGAATGTGTTCGTTTTCAAACTTCCGTTCGCCTGGATTTCTCCAAAGTCCAAAGTCAACGGAGACTCTGTTTTCTGCGAGGTTCGCCTATCTAACACCTGTGCCAGTTTTGCTGTTCCTGGGTGTCCGTCAAATTGGTCCATCTATATCACCTGCCTTTAATCAAAGGTTCCGTCATCAACCCACCCGTACACATTGCTTCCGCTGTCCGTGTGGATCAGATGCCAAGGGTGCGCTTTTCCGGAACCGTTCTTAATCGTAATCTTTGCTTTTCCTGCCCTGGCTTTGTAGCCTTTTGAGCCTGGGTAGCTGCTCACGTAATGGGTTCCGCCGTGGAAATTCACGATGTCGCCCACGTTGTAATCTTTCTTTTTCTCAGAGCTTGCCTTTTCCTTCTTTGGTTCTGCAAGCTCCAAATCCATCGTCATGCTGTAGGTGTCTGCCGTGTGCTGGATGCCCTTCACGTAGTAATACGACTGGGCCAGTTCGCTCATTACATACACCAGGTCACCTTTTCGGACAAACGGAACATCCGGGGACTGCACTTTGATCTCCTTCTTGATTTTTCCTTCATCGTCTAAGATTTCCTGCGCTGCAGATTTAGCGTCCGCAAGGCTTTCGTCCTTGCCTCTCGTATAAATTCTCTGACGAATACCGTACTTTGTTTCGCCGTTTACCGTGGCTTCAACGCTGGTTCTTCCATCATCGTCTGCCTGCCCTACAACCTTAACCCTGGTAATCATATCTGCTGTACTTATGCTCTGACTGAACATCTGCGTATTATCTGTCCGGAATACATACACCGTCTTATTGCTTCCTCTCGGAATAACAGATGTCTTGCCCTTCCTGGCCTGCACAAAGCATTGCTCCTCGCCTTTCTTCGCTGCATCATCCAGCAGATTGATGATAATGTCTGACAGATACCGTGTGAAGCATTCGGTCCTTGATATGATCCCTGCGGTATCTCCCAATCATCAAAAATCCCTTCTATCGCCGACTTTGTGCCAGTTCCGGAAGGGAAATATCTGTTGTCCTGGCTCTTCTGCAGCTTGTAAAGCTCGTCGTAGCAGGTGCATTTCAGCGTATGTCCTCCGCTCTTTTCAACCGGATTCCACGTTTCCACGTACCCTCGTGCTACTTCCTCGTCCTGGGAAGCGCCGTCTGTTGCGAATACTCCGACCAGGCACCCCGGCTTGATTATCTTCGACAGATAACCCTTGGATGTCTTATCATTCTTCGCCACAAATGAGGTTCTGACGGATAACTCGCCGTCGTTCTCTTCCCATCCGAGGTTTTCAATGTACTCCTTAATGTTGTACTGGTTCTTGCTTTCGTCCATAACCACGACCCGGTACTGGATTTTCGCCAAATCAATCATAGCGTGCCTCCTATCCCGGGATTGTCAGGACTTCTCCCGGCCATATCCAGTGGCCGTGATCCGAACTGCTCTTTCCGTGTTTCTTTGCTGTGGACTCTATCGTATCCTTGTTTGCGTCGTAAATTTTCGTCCACTTGGTGCCGCTTCCCAGTTTCTTTGAGGCGATGCCCCACAGCGTATCTCCGGAGACTACTGTATAATTGCCTCCGCTCGATGATGAACTGGCTCTCGGCTTCGTTTTCCTTACAAACGCCGCAATTTTCAGTTCATTTGTGCTGTAGATTTTCAGCGGTTTCTTCTGCACAAACGTAATGGAATACTCGACATTGCCATACGCTCCAACCGGTCTCGGCTGAAATGAAGAAATCGTAACATCCACGTTTATCCACGTTTCCGTTACGATCAATGTAAGCACTGTCTCATTCAACATATAGTCATTCAGAATTTTCACACACTCGTTTGGACTTTTCCAGGCATTCGTTTTGACGATTGCCTCATTCTTCTTTGACGCTCCGAAAAATACACCGTCCCACGAAAACTCTGAAACATCCGTCCCCTTAGGTACCTTTACGGTACCCAGGGAGATGATGTCAAAACTTTGGTACTTGGCTGCATATTTGCCCTGTACCTTTTCGGGTAGAGCCGGGAACGTAAACTTTGAACCCTTTTCCACCGGAATCAGTTTAATATCCATCGCCTACGCTCCTTTCGTGCTTGATACTGGCATATTGGCGAATACCTCACTCAACTTGTCGGCGATGTTTCCGCCAAGTTCGTCTGCGATCTCGCCTAAGTGCCTTCTGATTACGGCAACAATATCTTCCTCGCTCTGACCTTCCTTTGCCTCGATTTGGAAATTCGGGCTTACCGCAACATTTACACTGATCGGACCGGTCTGTGGTGTAGAGGTCGGAACCTCTGAACTTACCGGAGCAAATGTTTCTGCTGAGTTGTCCTCATAATTACCTTCTGTGGTTTCGTTATAGCCATAGGATGCGTTTCTTGTCGCCTCAGTGAATAAATTATGGTCTGATACCATATCGCTCAAATTTGAGCCTTCTATACGACCGCCCTCTGCGTGCTTAGAAACGCCGAGTGCTTCGCCTGCCTGCTCGTACAATTCAAGTGCTCTTGTCCTTCGGCTTGGATTTGTCGGGATAACAAACTCGTCCCAACCTTCCTCTGCCAACCATGACAGCTGAGGGCCGCCACCAACTCGACCACCTGCAGCGTGTTTCGCCGGTGTGGATGTCGTTGTCGGAATTGTCGGCAGCGTCAACAGGTTGTACTTCGGTGTTACGTTTACCGTCGGACTGATGCTGAACGGACTTGCCGTTGCTGTATTAAGAGAGGTCTGCAGGCTGGTTCTCAATCCCGCCGAGCCATTGGTAAGACTCGTTGACGCTCCCGTGTTGAGTGATGTTCCGAGATTTGTACCGGCTGTCTGCCACTCTGACTGCAGCGTAGCAAAATACTCGTTCGAGATAGGACCGTAATTCTCCATGACCGTTGAAAAATCAAAATCGGCCATCTGATCCTGCATATACTGTTGCATGAATGTGCTGAGTGTTTCTTCACTACCGCTGTTCTCCAGGGCGTTGTGAAGTGCTTCTGAATAGGACGTCTTGACGCTCTCGAAATACTCGCCGTAGTAGTCCGACATCTTCTTTTTCAGATCCTCTGTATTCAAGCCGATTGACTCGCCTTCCGTCGGGCCTGTGATAGACTCCATAAGTTCCGTCCAGTCCTCATTAGTCATTGAATCCCAGTCGATTGCTTCCTTGATTTCCTCTGCAGTCGGTACAGAATCTTTGAAATCCTGCATAATCTTCTCTTTTGTGCCATCCGGTACCGCAAGTGCCGTCTGCAAAATCTGAGTCGCAATGTCCGTCTGAACTGCCGTATCGAGATTGAGCTTGTCTAATCCCATCCAGCTTGCCACATCAGCTGCAGTCCAAGTCTGTACGTCCGGGTGTGCCAGCAACGCATTGTTCAAAGCTGTTTCCAACTTCTCCTTCGTGCTTCCCTCAATCTCCGGCATATAACCTTGAAGTGAGGAGTCCCACGCCTCGGCAATCGTTTCCAGGTTGAACGAAGATACCCTTGCGTTAATCTCATTCAGCTGGGCGTAGTAGCCATCGGTCGCCTCTTTCACGGCCGCATCGTACTCTTCCTGCGTGATAGCTCCGTCTGCCAGCTGCAGGTTCAGATTTGTGAGCGTGAGCGTGAGTGCCTGCTCGTACTGATCCGACGCATTGCTTACCTGCGTCTGCAGCTCTTCCTGCAAAGCATTGAAACTATCCATATCCAGCTCTGCGCCGGAATACTTAATCTTCAATGTGTCAAATTCCGCATCCGTCCTGGCCTGCGAAATCTTTCCTGTGATAGCCGAAATCTGATCCTGCAAGCTCTGAATTTCTGCAGACTCGTCAAGACTGATAACGCTATCCTCTAAGGCAATATCCACTTTTCCGCTGAGTTCTTTTCCCAAGCCGTCCAGCTGTTTCTTCATACTGCCGTAGTAACTGTCGATACCGCTGGTGTCTGCGTCGGTTCCAGTGAGCAGTTTCAAAGCGACTGTCGCCTCGTAATGGTTGTTGTCAATATAGGACTGGCTGTCGCTGATGAAGTTTTCGATTGCACTCTTGTAATCGTCCTTCTGCAGTTCATCCAGTTTCATTCCTAAGCTGACTTTCCAGTTCTCCTTTTTCAAGGTCGATACTGATGATTGCAGGTCGCTAAGTGCCTGCTGTGTGTCGCTGGTTGCTGTTGTGAAGGTGTTCAGTCCGTCCGTCATATCGCCGAATGTAATATCACTTGCAATACTCTTGACCTCTTCCAGGGATAACTTAATCTTTCCGAAAGCATTCTTTGCCACGTTTTCGCACTCTTCCTGGAACATAGCTGAAAACTGCTCCGCAGAAACCTCGCTATCGTTCATAGCGTCCTGCAGAGCCTTATTCTGAAATCGTACATCTTCGATTGACAAACCGGTTGCCTGGAAAATCTTCTGAGCTTTCTCGGCTTCCTTCTGCATTTCTTCGACATTATCCTGGTACTCTTCTTTGACCTTATTGCCCTTGATCCATCCTGCGATACCTCCGACACCGGCACCGATTAAAGCACCGACCGCTGTACCAAGACCAGGAATTACAGAACCAAGTGCTGCACCTGCCGCCGCACCAGCTGCTACGCCGCCTGCTTTCCAAGCGGCTGAACCACCGTAAGCGGCTTTCTCGTCCTTATTGTCGGACTTGATAGATTTATACAAATCCATTGCACTACTTACGAGCGTTGCACCACCGGCAATCGCTCCTGCTCCTGCACCCATTCCGACTGCAGATAAAGCTCCTGCGCTTAGTGATGCTCCCCCGGCCAGGTTTCCTGCTCCGAGGTTGATTGCCAGCATTGCCGACTTTCCGAGAAGTCCGGTACCCATTGCAGACGAACCAAGCATTGCTGCCCCAAGTCCCATCTCTCCGGTTCCCGAACCTAATACTGTCTTTCCTGCTTTTCCCAGGCTGATTGCTCCCTTGCCAAGACTGATAAACGGACTGGCAATCTTACCGAGCAATACCGCTGAGAATACAGACGACAAATCTGCAGACTTACCGCCCGGAAGCAGTTTGCCCGCATTTGATACCAAATTACCGAGTCCGTCCATCAACTTCGCAGATACGGCATCGAAATCAAATCCCTCTGAGAAGCCTTTGGCGAACGACGCTCCGATACTGGTTCCCTCGTCGAATGTTTCCGAGATGTCAATACCGAGCATTGTCATAACGCCGATCTTAATTCCGCTGCCGATGCCTTTTCCGATGTCTCCGGCGAAATCAGCAAATTTTGCTTTTCCTTTGGTGTCCCACCACTCCTTGAACGGATCAGCAATAAATTCATCCCAGCTCAGTTTCACCTTGCCGAGGAAATCTGCGTTTTTCCATTCTTCCGACTCTGTTAAGTCGTGGAATTTCTTCTTCATGCGGTCCACCTTTGTATCTACCCAGTCCATCATTTCATCAAGACCGGATTCAACCGCTGGCATCTGATCGGTAAGCCAGTCTGCCAGGCTTCTCACGTATGGAGATAGTCTCTCGCCAAATGAGATTTTCACTCCGTCTACTGCGCTCTGCAGTAACGTGATAGAACCCTGCAGGTTATCCATCATCGTTTCAGACATATTAGCTGCCGCTCCGTCTGCATTGTTGATGGCGTCTGCCAACTTGTTATAGTCCTCTTCTGAGGCATTCAAGATAGCAAGCAAACCTTTCTGTGCCTGTGTTCCTGCGATTGTATTTGCCAGGTTTGACTTCTGCTCAGCCGTCATACCTGCCGTAGCCGTCCTTAACTCACCCATCACATCGGATAAATCCCTGGCTTGTCCGTTGGAATCAAAAAAGCTGATGCCTAAGTCTTTCATAGCATCAGCCGCTCCGTTGGTGTTCGTCGATAATCTCGTGAATATTGAGTTGAGTGCCGTACCGGCCATTGTTCCCTTAATTCCAGTATTTGCCATTAAGCCTGTCATAAGGGCAACATCTTCTATGGAGTAACTAAGCGATCCTGCCATAGAGCCTGCATATTTGAAAGTCTCGCCCATTCCGGAGACTGTCGTGTTCGCATTTGATGCAGCCGCCGCCAAAACATCTGAGAAGTGTCCGGCATCACCGGCTTTCATATTGAACGCCGTGAGCGCATCCGTAACAATATCGGATGTCGTTGCCAAATCTTCTCCTGAAGCTGCTGCCAAGCTGAGAATACCTTCGATACCATTCAGCATATCGTCGGTTTTCCATCCAGCCATCGCCATGTAATTAAACGCCTGTGCCGACTCTTCGGCTGTGAATTTCGTGGTTGCTCCCATTTCCTTCGCCTTATTCGTCAATTTGACAAGCTCTGTGCTGGTGGCTCCGCTTATAGCCTGGACCTGTGACATTGCGGCCTCGAAGTCCTTGTATGTCTCTATTGTGTCTTTCAGACCGATACTGACTCCCAGGACCGCTCCGACTTGGAAAATCGGATTTTTCAACAGGTTTATGATCCCTCGAACCGGGGAGGTTATGAGGTCAATCGCTCGCATTGTAACGCTCCACGTTTTCCCTGCAAAACTCCTTAACCCATTACCCAGCGTAGAGAG